ATCAGAATTCCATGTTGTAGATTTATCGGTATAATTTAATTCAATATTTGGAGGTGATTGTAAAAAACGATGAAATTGATGTTCCGCAATATTAAAATTAGGCGCACCATATGGATAGTTATACGTACTATTTAAAACATCTCTAATAATAAACCATTCTTTAATAGGTCTTAATGTAACATTAATGAACATTTCATTGTATTGTAAAGAAACCAAGGGGAAAGCTTGTTTATATGATATCGTCCACCACAAATTGATCGGAATTAGCAGTTGTTCGCCGCGTATAGAAGGTTCGGAACCTTCTGCATCACTTGTATAAATAGCATTAGGATATGAACCTGCAAATGAACTTGGATTATAATATTTTTTTTTGTTTCCTGTCATAGTATCGTATAATCCACCTTTACCGTACCCATTTTTATCATAATTAACAAGAAAAAACTCACCTGGTACAGTATAAAGATTATTACCTCCCACAGTTATGCTTATTTCTTTAATAATTTGTGTGCCAAGATCTTTTATCCATTTAAATTCGTATGGGACCCATTCTTCGTCTACAAGTGCTTTATCAGGAGGATATATTGGACTGTATATATCTGGCAAAGTAATTGATAAATATGTTTCCATAAGTAAATCCGCATAACGTTTAACTTTAAATGTGTATTTAGTCTCTTCTGTTAAATGAGGTGCTTTCAGTCCTTCATAATCAAGTCTGAATTTTTGCATACCAAAGTTAGTATGTGTTTTATAAGTAGAGGTAAAGAATGTTTTACTAGGGTTTCCATTAACAATTACATTTTGATCTCCTACAGCAATTAAGTTTAATAATCCACCAGCCATTAATATAATATACAAATAAAACTTTTAAATAAAGTTTTATTATAGATTTATATAAATGGCGGATCGTGAAGGACCAAAATTAACTATTATAATAGCAATTTTAATAGTATTAACAACATATATATTAATAAAAATTTCAAAAAAACTTAATGGTACTGAAACAGAATGTATAAATAGTGATGCATTACATACTAATCTTATAAAAACATATGACCAAAAATACCAAGATATGAATGTCGATTATAATAATAAAACGATTAAAGATTTGCATGTAAAAACCGCGTATAATTGTTGTGCAATATCAGATAGATGGTTAGATTTATGTGCTCTTGAATATACAATAAAAGAAAGATGTAGATGTCTTGATTTTGCTATATTTGATTATAATGGTTTCCCTGTAGTCGGTACTACAACGACGCCTAACGGACTAACTATGGATAGTTATAACTATATAACTTTTGACAAAGTTATGAAAACAGTAATGGAAAAAGGATTTGTAGATAAGGTAACTGATCCATTATTTATTAATTTAAGAATTAAGTCCGCATCATTAGAATTATACGATTTGATTGCGAGTATAATAAATAAGTATGTAATAGGTAGTAAATTGTTATCAATTAATTACACATACCACAGTAATTCCAGTTTTGTTGATTTACCGATGAATGTATTTAGAGGTAAGGTAGTTATTATGATAAGTGATTGTAATTTTTCAACATTTGATGAATCCTTATTACCAGAGCAAACCAATATTTTAGGTGGCGTGGTTAATGCGACTAATTTTGGAAGTTGTACTACATTAGACCCTAATACAATTACTACAGATGGATATAGTTTAATACAATTAAATAACGGTCATATAATGAATGGTAAATCAAATATTACAAAAATATCTAAAGATTTAAGTGATAATATTTTAATATCAATACCTGATGATATTAATTATAATCCAAATTATTGTTATTATAAAAAAGCTGGTGTAAATTTTATTGGCATGTCATTCCAACATAAAATGGAACCATCTAAAAAAACACTTAAAAAGAATTTAGAAGCGAACAAAGACAATGAATATTATGAAGATTTATTAGAATATGAAACGGTAGGGAATCTAGATAATTACAACAAATGGTTTAATTATAATGAAACTTCATTTATTATAATAGATGAAGATGAGCACACTATAGACCTCACAGGTTGTAATAAAACAGACTTTTCTTCTATTACGGGAGGTTCAATTTATACTTTTGATAGACTATTATTAGATTTTGATAATAATGAAGAAGAACCAGAGAAAAAGCGAACCTATTGGTATCAAGGTATAACAAAATCTTTATCAAAACCTTTATCAAAACCTTTAAGCAAATTAATTTAGCATACGCATTATATATATATATAATATATAATGAGTAATCTTGAAGAAGTAGAATTACAAATTCTAAGAGAGGCAGTTGATAAATCTGAGGAAAGAATGAAAAAACGCAAGGTTAATGGTCCTGAAATAGAGGCAATAATAAATATAGTAGAAGAATTTTTAAGAAAAAAGAAGTTAATTTGTTATGGTGGAACAGCTATTAATAATATTTTACCCGAAGAAGATCAATTTTATAATAAAGATTTAGAAATACCTGATTATGATTTTTTTTCAGCCAACGCGTTGGCTGATGCCAAAGAATTAGCCGATATTTATGCCAAGGAATTTGATGACGTTGAGGCCAAATCAGGTGTTCATCATGGAACATACAAGGTGTTTGTTAATTATATACCTGTGGCAGATATAACACAAATGAACAAAGATTTGTTTTATGCACTAAAGGTTGATAGTCTTAGTGTTGGTGGTATATTATATGCGGCACCAAATTATTTGAGAATGTCTATGTATTTAGAACTATCGCGTCCAGATGGAGATACATCACGCTGGGAAAAAGTATTAAAACGATTAACATTATTAAATAATAACTATCCACTCTATGGTATTGATTGTTTAACTATGAATTTTCAAAGAGGTATGGAGTTGAAAAACAAGAAAATGGAAGCCAATATATTTACAATAGTAAGAGATGCATTAATTGGTCAAGGAGTAGTATTTTTCGGTTCCTTGGCACACGGCATTTATTCAACCTATATGCCTAAGAAAGAAGGAAGACGCGTAATTCAAAAAAACCCGGATTTTGATGTTATGTCATTAAAACCTGATTTTACCGCCACGATTGTTAAAGAACGTTTAGAATACAATGGGTTCAATGGTGTATCAATAGTTAGAAGAGAAGGAATTGGAGAAATAATTGCACCACATTACGAAGTAATCTTAAATGGTGATACAATATGTTTTATATATGAACCATTGGCATGTCATAGTTATAATGTGGTTGATGTAGATAAAAGAAAAGTAAGAGTAGCTACCATAGATACGATGTTGAGTTTTTATTTGGCGTTTTTGTATGCTAATAGATCATATTATGATAAAAATCGTATACTATGTATGGCAGAATTCCTTTTTAAAGTTCAGCAAAGGAATAGATTAAAGCAGAAGGGGGTTTTGAAGAGATTTAGTATTGATTGCTATGGACATCAAGAAACAATGGAAGAAATGAGAGAGAATAAAAGCAAAAAATACAAAGAATTAATAGATAAAAAACACACAAAAGAGTATGACGAGTGGTTTTTAAGATATATTCCATCGGATAAAACACAAGGTAAAACACAAGGTAAAACACAAGGTAAAACACCTAAAAGCAAATATAAAAAAATTACAAGAAAAAAAGCAACCAAAGTTAAGAATAAAAGGACAAAGATATCAAAATTAAAAATGGAAGATATATTTAAATTGCCGATGTATTAGTTACATTATTTTATTGATAATAACATCAGAGAATTTAGATATCATATAGAATATACATCCAAATAAAATACTTTTAAACATGAAGCCTTGCATTTTTAGATTTCCCGAATTATCAGACAATTTCGGAATAAATTTAATTAACATATTATTAAAAATCGGAAGTTGAAATATAAAAAATAAGATAGCAAGAATGAGGGGTATTTGGAATTCTTCGTATGCTTTATTAAACATACTTTTATTGGTATCCTTTATTTTTTGTTGTTTTATAATATTTTCTTCGGTATCATAATTTCCTATATAGTCATTTTCATTACCCTGCTCCACAAAATTAACCCTACTTTTTGGATCACTAACAACTTCGTTAACATTTCTAGGTATATCTCTTGAAGGTAACTGTGTCGCTCCTTGTTGTGCAGCAGTATTAATATTTTTAATAAAGTTCATTTGATCGTCAGAACTAAACATTGTAGGTTTTTGTGTAGCATGTTCTTGGTTAGTTTCTTGTGTATTAAGTACTACGTTTTGCTCTTGTTGTGGTGGTAAATGTGTCTGTGATGGCGGGAGCTGTGTTATATTAGTGGTGTCACTCATATAATATAACTAGTCAAATGATATAAATAAAAATTACGCAAAGGAAACCGTTTTATAATTTTTATCGCATTTTTTAGAAATAGGTTCAAAATTATAACATTTATTATTAAATTTATATGTGGAATTGGTGAGGTCATTAAAATCAGGTGATACAAAGTTGTAACAACCTTTTCCCGAACATTGTTTTCTGAAAAGAGTAGCTAATCCTAAACCTAAAATTATCGAAACAATAATTCTTCCATTTGTAGAATGTAATATTCTATTAATCTGCATATTTATATATACACAGATTAATATTGTAAAGGAATATTCTTATAATTTTTATCGCATTTAACATTCTTAGGTTTTAATTGAAAGCAGTTGCTATTTAGATCTTTGTATTGTATATCTTTATAATTGATAGGAGTTGGATATACCTTTACTTTTTTTTTATCAAAAGATATCTTATTTAATATAAAGAATCCTATTAAGAATGTTATTATAAAAAAAAAAATATTGATTTTAGCTTTACTCTTCTTCATTTATATAATATAAATATATTATAGTTTGTATTCTATTATTTTTGGGTTGTCATCTAATGTTCTTTCAATAGAACTAATTGTATTACGCTGTTTAATTAAATTGTAAGTTTCATTATCTTCATCATAATTAATTTTATATACTTTGTAATTAAGTTTTTTTATAATTTCTAATAATGGTAAAACATTTCCTATATAAATTTCAATAGTATCCTTAATTAGTTGATTATCGTTAGTATCTTTGAATTTATTAATAGTTTCCTGCATAGTTTTCATGTGACCATTTAAAGATTGGTTAGCATTTTTAATATCGCTTGTTGTTTCTTCGGTATCGGTTAATATATCAATTGTGGATGTATATTCGCTAAGTGTATCATTTAATAAACTTTTATATTCCTCAAATTTTGTTAAAGATGCATCACGTTCTACAAATTGAAATAAAAAGTTTAATTTAGTTATTATCATATTAAATTTGTCGTCTTTCATTTCATTTTCCCAGTATTCCAATGTTTTAACTTCATTGATTATATTTCCCTTATTTAATTGAATATTTAAGGCGCATGGAGTTATGGTGTCTCCACACATGACACGGAGTATTCTTCTACTATTAGAAAAAATAGTTCCTACATTACGTTTACATTTAATACAAGCAGGTTTATATGCCTTAATAAGCTTCTGCTTTTTTTTCAAAGAGAAGGCATCATTATCTCTAATTAATTTTTTATGTTTATTATATTTTGTGTCGTAAATATTTTTTAATTTATAATATTTTTCCAATGCTTTCATAAATTTTTCATCATATACATTATTCATAGTTGTATATAATCAAATAATATTATTTTTGATTTAAGTTATAATATTCGCTTTCAAAGGTAGGTAAATTGGTTATTATTTCTTGGCGATACTTTTGTTTTTCAACGTCAATGGATCGGATTTTATTTAATATATATGTTCTTTCTTTTCGTTGTTTAATTTCTTTTTCTTGTGATGTCATTTTACCTTTGAATTTATAACGAAGTGTTAATAATAAAACACAAGCAAAAAGCACTATTAAAATGATATTGTATAGATTATTGTAATATGACATTTTTTTTATATGGCAATTTTCAAGAGTTTTTGTAAAGAAGTATTTAACACCAGTTTCTACTAAATTAGGATTTTGCATATATAATAATATAAATCTATAATGTTTTTATTAATAATCTTTAATTTAATATACTTAATGATTTAAATATAAGAATATTAACATGAATACGTTAACTCTATTTTCAGTAGATCCTACGGACGGCGACGAATTATTAGAAATTGGTATTAGAAAAAAAAATGGCGAGAATCTATTATTAATTGTCCCATTAATACCTGAGGGTCATAAATCCGAATATCAGTTTTGTGATAACTTGAATTATGACGAAACACGAGGTTATGATAACGCATTTAAGATGGCGTTTTGGCTTGCAAGATGTTTTCCAGACACACCCGTTTATATAGACCGCGATTTAGTAGACGTAATAAATCATGTAAATCAAAATATTTATTATCATTTAAGCAATTATTTACCAGATATAAGATGTTATATATCAAATGTAGATATTCCATTAAATTTATGTTTAAATTTTAATGAGTTGAAGATGTATATTAATGTATATAATAATAATATAACGACAAAAGTGCGAAGATCGTGCACAGGAATCGTTCATTTAATGGAAAAACTAAGATTGGAGACTAGATTAAAAGGACCTATTTTTGTTCAAGGCGGAACTATATATGGAAAAGAGTCTGGAATAACAAACATACCTGACGCGATTAAACGTACAGATCACGAATCTATGAATTTGACTCGTAATCCAGATGCATTTATTAAACTTATGAAACTAATGAATGACGATATATATGTTTTACCAACATTGCACAGTAAAATTCATTCATTAAATGAAATAAATAATATGATAGATAGTAATTATTTAAAAAACGTCTATAATTTACCTAGTAAAAGTGTAATAGCATCAGATACAATAAATGAATGTCTCAATAAATTTTATTCACAAGATAGATTTAAAAATGGTGCCAAATTATTTGGTGTAGATTTATACAATATTTCTTCAAATAAAGAAAGCTATAATTTTATTAAGATGTCATGTGCAATTAAGAAAGAGTTAGGCGAAATGGAATTACATAATGGTGAATTAGACAATGACGACATTTATGAGCACTTTAGACCGGTTAAAGTTCTAAATCAAATCAAATCAAATCAAAA